TTTAAAATTCCCCGGTCCCTTTGCATTTTTTAAGGCGCTCCGGATCCCATCTATGTCTTTTGTATTCATCGCTGAGTCAGTGATATTCAAGATGTATCCTGCATGTGACCCGTTGAGATAATACCGCCGACGAAACAGCGTCGCCGCCTCATTAAGGAAAATGCTTTGCAGGGCAGACAAATACTGTGGTACCCCGTAAATCTCCTGATTAAGGTCCGGTTCCTTGAAATGAAAAACCGTCCCCTCTTTGAACTCATGCTCATTCTGAAAATCTTTCAGAAAAACAAAACCGCCGTCTTTTTTAACCCGCATCATTTTGGCAAGCGCCGGTTTCAACGTGAGCGGTTCATGCAGCATATTATCGATGCGTTCAAGATACGCATTACCAAAAATCACATAGTCCAGAACAAGCTGACGAAATTGTTGGTGGGACAACAGCTTATGCCCGCGATAACAAGACGTCAGAATGTTGACCTTGGCATGCATCGCAGACTCATGATGGACGTTTGCGTGGCGCGCCTTCGCCAGACCATCCAAACTAACTGGCGGCTCGTAATAACGCCCGTTGTACCAGGATTGATACAGCCCTGTGATATCGTGCGCATCCAAGACCGGCACCGCGTCGCCAAACGTAAAACATGCGGCGTCTGCCGCTTCTGAGACTGGCGTGTCCATTACATGATCTCCACTATAGCTTCTGAGTTTTTCGTGCTTTGCCCCGCAATCGGGGCGATTTCTTCATGTTCCACGGCATGCATTAATGCCCAGGCAGAGTCAGCATGCCCGGTTTCACTTGTGCGGTGTGCCTGGAAGGTGGTTTGTCGCCCCGATGCCGTCCCCGTCTGGCGGATCGACATCAACGCCATCACCAGATCGGTCATCCCGCAATCAAATTGTAATTCTTTGCGTGTAATGATTTGCTTGAGTTTCAGGACCAGCCGATTTTTAACCTCCACCGAATAGGAGACCCCACTCACCCGGGAAAAGAATTTTTTGACCATGTCATAAACGGCCTGGCCGATCCCCGATTTATCGATCCCGATGTGTTGCACGTTATATCGATCACACAGATCGTTGATCGCTTCGGCCTGTTTCTCAAAGTCGGTATTACGAAAAACCTGCTTTTCCAAGATACGATATTTCTTGTGCTTGCCATGCGGCGGCGCCAAAACAACAATCGACGCATCATCGCGATATCGGGAAGGGTCGTACCCAATCCAGACCGGACGGTCACCGTAGGGACGGTTATCGTTGGCGTATGGGTTGAAATCTGTCCAGATCGGCAGACTATCCACCATGCAGGCTTCCAACTCTTTTAGTTTGAAGTAACTGACATGATCGTCAACAAAGACGCACATAAACAGGTTTGCAAATTCTTCATCGCTGTATTCAAGCTTAAGCGCCGCCAGATCGAACAGATCGCAGCCGCCTTTTTCAGCATCTTCAATCGTAACGATATGCCGCCATACGCCGTCCTCGCACAGACATCCGTCCTGCAACGCATCGTGACTGGTATCGATCTCGACCTTTTCGTCTTCTTTCCGGCCTTTGTTTAGATGTGTGCCAGCCCAGAACGGATAAGCCTCATGCCCCACTGTTGAAGGCGTAGAAAAATAGGTCTGCGTCCATTTTTTATGCGCAGCCATGCCCGAGGTAACTTTCTTGAATTCCTTAAATCGCGGGATCCAAAAATATTCATCCATATAAACATGGCCGTGATAACTTTGCGCTGTCCGGCTGCTTGTCCCCAAAAAGTAAAGCGTTGCCCCGTTGGGCAGGTGCATTGGATCCCCGCGCAAGGTCACATCACAGACATCTTTCACCCATTGGACGATATATTCGCGAAAGACATGGGCCTGCGCCTTTGATGCGGATAGAAAAATCTGATTATCACCGTTTTCCACGGCGTCCAGAAAAGCTTCACGCGCAAAATACCAGGTAGCCCCGATTTGGCGGGATTTGAGAATATTCCTGATCCGGTGATCGTCTCGCGCCCGGCCCCAAACCTTTTGATATTTAAACAGGCTTTTTTCAAAATCTTCCCGCAGCGCCTGAATATGTTCGTCACTCAGGAAGTTTTTCTCTTTATCTCGTTTCTTTTTCTGTTTGCTGTTTCTGTTCGCAACTTTCGGGTTAAGGTCCGCCTCATTCCCGGTTTTTTCATATTTTCCCATCCGGCAGGTGCGTTCCAGCATCCGGGTAAGGGTATCCATTTCTTTCAGATGGGCATCGGATTTCTTCGGCATGGCAATCAGTTGCGCCAGCCGGGTTTCGATACAGTCTGCAACTTTCACCGAAACCGGGGCATTATCCCACTTGTCGCGTTTGCGCCAGCTTTCCACAGTCGGGCGTGGGATATCCAATTCGTTTGCGACCTCGGTCACAGAATATCCCTGCCAGTACAGCTTGCGCGCCTGGTCGCGCTCATGTCTTTGTACGATCTCTGCCATACCGCCCAAGATACGCACACGACACATGTGTTGCTGAACCTGACATGGTTAGAAAGTAGGGTTTCTAACCATGGGCTGATTGCGGTTTTAGGCCCTCTGTCGTCAAGCTTGAGGTCATTACATCACGCAGACACGACACGAAACGGACCCTGCACATGAAATTCTATCGAGTTGCGAAAGCCGGCATGACCGTTGACGGGCGCACGATCACCAAAGAACAGATCGAGCAAATGGCCGCCTCCTACGACCCCAAGGTTTACGGCGCGCGCATCAACACCGAACACTTTCTTTCCCTTCATCCGGACGGTGCCTTTCCGCCGTTGGGTGATGTCCTTGCCGCCAAGGTCGAATATGACGGCAATAACACCTATTTGCTATGCGCCCTGAACCCGAGCGCCGACCTCAAGCGTTATAACGCCGAGGGCAAAAAGGTTTACACCTCCATTGAAATGCACCCGGATTTCCAGAAAACCGGCAGCGCTTACCTGCTCGGTTTGGCAGTAACGGACCGCCCGGCCAGTACCGGCACAGAATTTCTGAAATTCTCCATCGCGGCTGCCAAGGCAAGTGACGACGACACACTGAAAATGGGTAGCGGCATGGAAGACACGCTGTTTACGGCGTTTTTTGAGGCCGACACGCTGGATTTTAGTGTTCAGGAAGATGACAAATCCACTTTCCTCGATAAGTTCAAAACCATTCTGGCAAAGGGGCAAAAAAATACGGATGGACGCTTTGGCGCCTTGGAAAACGGCATGATTGAAATGGCCGAGGCCCATGCCGATGCCCGCAAGGAAACGTCCGACCAGGTCGATGCCCTGACCCAAACGGTCGATGGTTTGAAAAATGAACTTTCCGCCCTGACTGAAAAACTCGCCCAGACCCCCACCACCGACCACAATCATCGCCCGCCGTCCGACGGTGTTGGCGATCATGTGGCAACGGACTGCTAAGGACCGCCACACATGAAAAACGAAACACGCCTCGCTTTTGACCGCTATTGCGCGCAGGTTGCTCACCTAAATGGGATTAGCGACCCGAGCAAAAAATTCGCGGTTGCCCCGTCTGTTGAACAAAAACTGGAAAAACGGGTGCAGGAAAGCTCCGACTTCCTGCAACGCATTAACATTGTGCCGGTGGACCAGCAAATCGGTGAAGTCCTCGGCCTCGGCACCTCCGGCCCGATTGCTTCGCGCACGGACACAAGTGCAAACAGCCGGATACCGCGCGATATCTCTGACACCGGCAGTCGCGAGTATCACTGTGCAAAAACCGACTTCGATTCCTCTATCGGTTACAACAAGATCGATATGTGGGCCAAGTTTCCCAATTTTCAAAGCTTGATGCGCGACAATGTCGTTGAACAGATCGCCCGTGACCGCCTGATGATCGGTTGGAACGGGGAAAGCCGCGCTGCCAATACCGATCTGGTGGCTAACCCCTTGTTGCAAGACGTCAATGTCGGTTGGCTCCAAAAACTGCGCAATGACGCGCCGGAACGTGTTGTCCCCGGCGCAAAAATTTCAGACACCTTGGCGGGCGCGGAATACAAAAACATCGATGCGGCCGTCCTGGACTCCATCGATCTTCTTGATCCTTGGTTCCAGGATAGCTCCGACCTTGTTTGTATTTGTGGCCGATCTTTGGTGACAGACAAGTATGTGGCGCTTGCCAACGACAACGACAAGCCGACGGAAAAACAAGCGCTCAACACAATGTTGCTGAACAAACAAATTGGGGCCAAACGCACAATTATGGTGCCATATTTCCCGGCCAGTTCGTTCCTTGTAACGCCGTTGGAAAACCTATCCATCTATTGGCAATCCGGAACCCGCCGCCGCACGATCGTTGATCGCGCTGAACGCGACCGGATTGAAGATTTCCAATCTGTGAATGAAGACTATGTGATCGAGGACTTGGGGGCCTGCGCCTTCTTCGACGGCATCGTCAACAGTTGGTAAGAAGGATCTGGTTATGGGAAAAGCTCGCGATCATAAAATCCGCATCCTCGCCGAAAAAGAAGCCTCCGACCCGCAAGCTACGGATGATTCCGGCAACCAGGCGGCTCTTATGTCAGCTCAGTTGCGCGCTCATAAGGTGGAACTGAAAAAGGTCAAATCCATTCAGATGAAAATTGCCAAAAAGCGCACATTCATCGGTGATTATTGGCCTTATGTGGACGGTGTCCTGGCTGCGGAAAACGGCAAACAGGACGATATCCTGATGACCGTGTTCTCTTGGGCACTGGATGTTGGCGCATTCGAACGTGCGATCGATATTGCAACCTATGCCTTGGCGTATGATTTGCAAATGCCGTCACACTTCAAGCGGAATGTGCAGGAAATTTTGGTTGAACAAACCGCCGATTATATTTTGTCCAACCTGAAAGACCTGACCGGTCAGAAACAAATCCTGTCCCATATGGAAGACATCATCGACCTGACAGCAGAGCTGGATATGGTCGATGAAGTCAAGGCCAAGGGATTTAAAGCCATCGGCTCCCTGCTGGAAGAAACGGACCCTAAGCGCACAATCGAATATTTCGATGCTGCCCTGTCATTTGATGAAAAATGCGGGGTAAAAACGGCATTGAATAAATTGCGCAAGAAAGTCGAAGACCAGACCTAACAGGCTACCCCCGGCGCGACGGCGACGAAGGGAACGTTTGAAATTCAGACCTTTTCTTTGTTGTCGTCGCCATTCTTTTCAGGTGTGAAAATGACGTTTGTCCCTGCCCAATCCCAAATTGAAACGCAAGAAACAACACTGACCAACGACGGGTTTTTCAGTGATGTCACGACGCAGGAATTTCGCGCCGCCATGAACGTTGGCACCGATTTTGACGATACCGTCGTTGAAAACGGACTAACCAACGCAATGTTTTCAATCAACACACAATTGTCCGATTGGCGCAAAGAACAGATCGCTGCCGGCTATGCCATAATTGAGGACACCCCCGCCCCGTTGGTTGCCGGTCAGACGCAGAAAGTTTTTTTCTACAAGCAAGCCGTTTTTTCATATGCCCGCGCCCGTTTACTGGAAATGCGGCGCGATATTTCCACAACGGACAAGGGGCATGATCGTGCCGATAACCTTGAAGGTACAATCGCCGATTATGAACGCCAGGCCCATGAGTCCGTCCAGGCCATCTTGGGACGTAATCGCGTGACGGTGGAGCTGATCTAATGGATGTATTCACAAATCAGGACGACACCGTTGATCACCTGTGTTGGCGTGTATATGGCTCCACCGACATGGTGGAACGTGTACTGGATGCCAACCCGGGCTTGGCAGAAAAGGGACCGATCTTGCCGATGGGGGTGCGTGTAACCATGCCACCCAAACCGGAAAACCCCACGCGAAAACAAATCAACCTTTGGGATTGAGACATGTCCGATTTCACCTCCAAAACCAGCTATGCCGCAAGCGCAATTGTCACACTTGGCGGCGGGATCACTTTAAATCAGGCCATCGCCCTTGTGGGGGTAATACTGGGCATCGGCACGTTTCTGGTGAATTGGCGCTACAAACACCTGCATTACAAGTTGGAAAGGGATCGTAATGACGCTGAAAAAAAATGTGCTTGATCGTATTATCCAGATTGAAGGCGGATACAGTAACGACCCCGACGACTCAGGTGGCGAAACAAAATTCGGCATTACCGCGCAGGTTGCCCGCGCCTATGGATACACCGGCCCCATGACTGACCTGCCCCGTGCCGTAGCCTTTGATATCTATGATCAAAAGTTTTGGCAGTTCCTGCATTTGGATGATATCGCCACCCTGTCTGAAAAAGTGGCCGAAGAAATTGCCGACACCGCCATCAATATGGGGCCAGGTGTTGCCGCCCGTTTTCTGCAAAAGACCCTGAACGTCCTAAATCGTCGCGAAAAATCCTATGGTGACATTGCCGTTGACGGAATGGTCGGGTCGGTCACGGTTTTCACCCTCAAAGAATACTTCCGCACTCACGATGATGATGCGGAAACCGTCCTGTTCAATGCCCTGAACTGCCTTCAAGGCGCGCAATATATCTCCCTCGCCGATCACCGTGCAAAGGACGAACGCTTTGTCTACGGCTGGCTACGCGCCCGTGTTTCAATCACTTAAAAAGGAGCCTTCCTTATGCCCCGCCTTTCCATCCTCCGTGCCCTCTTGGGTATTGTCTTCCTTTCCCTGACCACTGTCGCCTGCATCCCTGAAATCCTGACCGCCGGTCAATTGGCAACCGGCCTGGGCAAAATCTATGTCGATGCCAAAAAGGCCGACCTGCCGATCTCGGAACGCGCGCAACGCTACGCCCAATTTTACTGCGACTATCGTGACCAGTACCAATTGGACCTTGATGACATTCGCGCCTGGGCAAAAGGTAAAGGTATTTCAAAAACTGTGATCGAGAAAACCGAGCACTACATCAACGTTGGATGCGGCTATGATTAAAATTAGTCGGCCAATCTTGCTTGAATGGGCCGGGGGAGAGACCCCCTGGCTCGTTTGGCATCCGGTCAAAGTCACAGACCAGGTTATCGAAATTGAAATACCCCGCGGGTTTGAAACAGACCTTGCCAGTGTGCCCCGTCTTTTGTGGGCATTAATCCCGCCCCACGGCAAATATACACAGGCTGCCATCGTCCATGATTACCTGTATGCCACCGGATTGGTCAGCCGCGCCCGCGCCGACGCCCTTTTCCTGACCATCATGCGCGCCTACAAGGTCCCTGCGTGGAAACGGGCCTTGATGTATCTGGCGGTTCGGGCCTTTGGCTGGCGCAACTTTAAGCGTGGTATGAAGAAATGAAAAAACTGTCGGAACTGCGCGATTATTTTTTGTCATTTCCAAAGTTTATCGATGCAAACGACCTGTTAACCTTTGCTGAACAAGGGAGCGTTTCCTATCATCGAGTCCCCAGCACACAGCAAAATACAGGCTTTTTTGACGATCAAGCCGCCCCCGGTGATGACTCTTTTCAAATCCGCTATCAGGCAAATCTTATTGTGACGGATTTTGTCGGGGATTTTAACGCCCTGTGTTTTCTTCTGAACCTGCGACTGGGCCAAATACAGCCGGGCTTGAAAGAGGATGATATTAAATTCCACGTCGATATCATGGACAACAGCAGACAAGACGTGTCTTTCCAGTTCCCGCTTTCAGAAATAATCGCGGTAATCCCGCGCGACGGCGGCGGTCATGATGTGGAGGCTATTGCGTCGCCCGATGCCTTTGATTTCAAAATGATGTGACCATGGAAGATTTCCAACATCTTGAAAACTGGATGACAACGGCGATTGAAAGCCTTTCACCGGCGTCGCAAAAAAAGCTGGCCCGTCGCATCGGGATCATCGTTCGCCGGTCCAACCAGAAAAACATCACGAAACAACAGGGGCCGAATGGTGAAAAATGGGCCCCACGCAAATCCCGTTCCCGACATGGGCAAGTTGCCAAAAAACGCAAAATGATGATGGGCCTGCGAAAGGCACGGCGGATGCGTATTGACGTAAATAGCGAAGGCGTTCGCATTGGCTTCCGGGGGCGTAATGCCCAAATTGCCGCCGTCCATCAATATGGTGAACGCGACCAGGTGGCCCAAGACGGACCAACGATTGAATATCCGGTGCGACCAGTTCTTGGCTTTTCTGACGACCTTCTGTCTGAAATTGAAGACGAAATCCTTGCCCTCCTCAATTTATAAACAGGGATAGGGTTAGAAAGTCCACTTTCTAACCACGACGACGCTGACCGTTTGCGAACCTGTCTTCATGATAGAGACATGAATGAGCAGGATTTTCTTTACCGACTGGCAGAACTGGAACGCAAGCTGGCCAACCTGATAAAGGTGGGACAGATTGTTGATGCGGATTACCCAAAGGCCCGGGTAAAAGTGGATCTGGATTCTCGCCAAACTGGTTGGTTGCCTTGGTTCACCCATCGCGCGGGTCCGAATGCCTCTTGGGATGCCCCCGAACGCGGTGAACAAGTTGCCGTGTTATCACCTGATGGAAATCCGGCCAACGGTTTGGTCTTGCCTGCCCTTTATCAGAAAAAACACCCGGCCCCCGCCCAGTCCGAGGATATCACCCGCACTGTTTATGGTGACGGGTTGGTCGTGGAACATGACCGCGCCAACAAAATCACCCGTATCAGCGCCTTGGACAGTGAGGGCACCCTTGTCTTTCAGGGCAAAAACATCGTCAACCGGATTGGCGACAAAGGATTTTTACACACTGATTTGGCGGGGTATGCAAGCCGCACGACCCATGAAGGCGGCGCAAGTTTCAAGACCGAAAGCTGGCATACCGGTGCGGTCTTTGATGGTCCGCCGGATTACGGTTTCTCCCCGCCCATGGTTTTGACTGAACCCGAGAGGGCTGGATCATGATTGGTATGAACCGCCAAACTGGTAAACGCCTGAGCGCCATTGATCATATTCGCCAGTCCATCTCCGACATCCTGACCACACCGATCGGGACGCGGGTCATGCGTCGCACCTATGGGTCTTTCCTGTTTGAACTGATTGACGCCCCTTTTAATCCGGCCACCCGCCAGCGGATGTTTGCAGCGACTATTGACGCGCTAACACGTTGGGAACCGCGCATTTTGGTGCAAACCATTAATATCACCGGGGACATGGCCGGTCGCATCACCATTGACCTTGACGCCTTGGTAATCGAAACCGAGGAAACATTTTCCGCCACCACTGTAATCGCGAGGACGGCATGACCGGTTTTAACGCAATTGATCTATCCGCCCTGCCGGCCCCGGAAGTAATCGACACTCTTTCGTTTGAAGAAATCTTTGAACGCAAAAAATCCCGATTTCTGGAAAAATATCCGGATTACAGCGCCGCTGACCTGGAAAGCGACCCCCTTGTAAAGGAGTGGGAACGTGCTGCTTATGATGAAATCAACCTGCGCCAGGAAATGAATGATAAATGCAAGGCCCTTTTGTTGGCCTTTGCAAAGGGCGCTGACCTTGAACACCTTGGCGCAAATGTTTCTGTTAAAAAGGCAATGGTGGATCCCGGCGACGAAACAGCTAATCCGCCAGTTCCGCCCACATACGAAAAAGACGACGAATTGCGCCGGCGTATCCAATTGGCACCGGAGGCCATTACCACGGCGGGTTCCGAAGGGGCCTACACATTTCATGCCCTGTCTGCCGGGGAACGGCCAACGGATATGATGGTGGAGGCACCGGACGAAACGACATTGGTCGTTACCTATCGCTTTGATAACGCCGGATTTAGTGCAAAGGTCAAGGATGCGGCCCCCATCAAAACCGCCGCTGGCGAAGTGACGGTTTATATTCTGTCGCGCGAAGATAATGGCACACCCAGTCAAGACACACTGAACGCCGTCACAGCCCATCTTTCCGATAAATCTGTGCGTCCATTGACGGACAATGTCATTGTTGCCGCCGCCACGATCAAGCCATGGGATTGCAAGGCTGTTCTAGAACTCTATGACGGACCGGATCCGGACGTGGTCATTGCCCAGGCTGTTGCCAACGGGGAAGCCTATAAAGACAAAAAACACAAACTGGGCGAGGCCGTGACGCGCTCCGGCCTTGATGCCGCCTTTCATGTCCCCGGCGTTAAAAATGTGACCCTGACCAAAGGCAATGGCAATCTTTGGCAGAATATAAACTGTGCCGCCCACGAGGCCCCCTATTGCACAGGCATGGAGGTAACAACCTGATGAAAAGCTTGTTGCCCCCCAATAGCACCGCATTGGAACGCGCACAGGAACACGCCTGTTCATTGGACCATATCGACTGCCCGATCAATACCCTAACCAATCCATGGACCTGTCCGGAATCTGTCCTGCCATATTTGGCCTGGGCCTTTTCTGTGGATTTCTGGGATCCTGCATGGCCCTTGGAAACCAAGCGCCGCGTTGTTGCCAATGCCTGGGAAGCTCACGCATACAAAGGCACCGTCCATGGATTGGAAACAGCCTTGGCCAATCTGGGGCACGCCACAATGGTGGCGGAATGGTTTTCCTACGGAGGTGACCCGGCCAAGTTCAAAATTGATATTGAATTAAAAGACCGCGGCTTAAGTGAAGCTGAACAAAATAATATTCTATCAGTGATCAATTACGCAAAAAATGTCCGCTCTCACCTTGATGTCCTCAACATCTGGCTGACGTCGAACAGCACGGCACCCAAGGTTTGCGTCACCGCTTGCTGTGGCGAAGTGATCGAAGTGCTACCTCACCAGATTTCCGAACTTAACGCCGACAATGCCGTACCGACGTTTGGTGTATCGGCTTCAACCGTTGAGTGGATTACCGTTTTGCCACAGGAGAATGCATAAATGGCCGCCGAACAGTTCTTTTCCCTGTTGACCACAGTCGGACAGGCTCAGCTTTCAAACGCAATGGCGTTGAACACTTCCATCAATGTTGTTGAGATGGCTGTGGGGGATGGTGAAAACGGGGCTTATTACACGCCAACAGAAAGTCAGACTGCCCTTAAAAATGAACTCTATCGTGGCACGTTGAACAACAAGTACCAACATGCCACCAACGCCAACTGGGTCGTGTTTGAATTTGCTATTCCGGCTGAAACGGATGCCATGACTATCCGCGAAGCTGGTCTGTTCGATAGCAACGGCAATATGCTGGCGATTGCCAAACTGCCGGAAACCTATAAACCTGCCTTGGCTCAAGGTTCCGGTAAGGACATGCTGGTGCGCTTTACCTTGCAGACATCGAATGTTGCGCAAGTCAGCTTGTTTGTCGATCCCGGCACTGTTCTGGCGACGCATACCAAAGTGGCTCAGGATATTGAAAGCCACCGTCAGGATGCGGATCCGCATCCGAATTTGGTTACTCCGCCTGCGACGACAGAATCACTGGGAAAGGTGGAACTAGCGACTGTTGCAGAAGCCATTGCCGGAACTGATACAGATCGGGCTGTAACGCCGGTTGGGCTTAACGCAGCTATTGTCCAAAACTACGATATTCTCAAAAAGTTTGAAATGTTGGATGGCTTGCTTAATGGCATGCAGGATGACGGTGTTATCACGGTTGGTTCAAAGCTGGTTGATCCCTACGCAGACGAGAGTCAAATAGATGTGGCTGCCTCATCTGATTACAACCATGATCCAGCAACAGCGACTATTTTAAATGGTGGTTCATCTGACCCTGGGACGTGGAACAACTCGGTTTCCGGTGGTTTTTCTATGAATAATCAGCATGCTGGGGTGCGTTTTGAGATGACCTCAAGTGGATCAATTGAATCTGTTCGTTTGAATAAATATTACGCAGGAAATCCTGGCGCCCATATTGCTCATATCTACGACGATAACGATGGTAAACCAGGAAACCTAATTGCCACTGCCGATGGCGGGTCAGGTTTTGGAGGCGGCGTCGGAATCAAAGATGCAACCTTTTCATCTGCCGTGATACCAGCCAGCGGATATTATTGGGTAATCTTTGAAGACACAGCGGGCGGGTCCCCTTCAGAAAATTGGGACGAGGTCAATAATGTTGCTGGCATCACTACATGCCGTATTGCTGACAGTAATGCTGTTACAGACCTTGATATTGCTACCAATGCACAAGCTGCAAGCCTGCGTATTGAAATCAACGTAACATATACATATCAGATGGACGTTATCTCAAAGGTGTTAGAAGCCAACCAGGAACCAACAAGAGGTTACATCCTGTCATTGATCGAACCCGTTGATGCGGTGATTTATGACACCGATGTTACAGCATCCCTCAGCAAAGACGATGGGGCGACTTATGAAAGTGCAGTTGTTTCTAAGATCGGCACAGATGCAATGGGCCGGGACATCGTTTTTGGTTTTGTTGATTTCGTTGCCCAAGGCGACCAGACGATGCGCTATCGCATCCAGACACCGACTTCCAAAAAAATCAAAGTGCACGGCACGACAATGGACGGAGAAGTGTAAATGGACTCTCGACTCTTGAACTTTTTTCTTAATCAAGCGGACCCGGTTGGGGCGGCAAGAACAATTGAGGAAAAACAGCTTGTTGGGATCGCAAAAGTCAAAAGAGCCGCCGAAACTGCTCGCAAGAAATTTATTACCCCCGGCTCTGGCAAAACCAAAGAATACACCTTCAAACAGGATGAGGTGAAGCGATACCGTTCAGCCGCCGCTGCCAATGAAACCCTTATTGATAGTGACTACCCTTGGGCTGTGGATCGTGCCGCCCTTCTGACGACACCTGTTGTTACAGTCAGTGTTGCCGATGTGATCACTGAATGGGAAACCATAGGTGCCGGTTGGGAAGCTGTCGCCCGTCAAATCGCAAAATTGGAAGAAGCTGCAACGGAAGCCATCCGGGCAGCAACCAATGAGGCGCAAATTCGCGCTGCTATGGCCATCTCGTGGCCCACCCCACAGTAAACGGAGTCCCCCATGCCTACAGATTATCATCACGGCGTCCGCGTTATTGAAATTAACAACGGCACGCGCCCGATCCGCACGATCCGCACCGCCGTAATCGGTGTTGTTGTCACCGGCCCCACCGCCGACCCGACGTATTTCCCGGAAAATGAACTGGTCCAGATTACAGATGTATATGAGGCCCTGGACAAAGCCGGTGACGACGGCACCGCGCCTTATGTGTTTGATGCCATCAAGGACCAGGCAAACCCGTTGATCCTTGCCGTGCGCGTCCCCGAAGGCGGTGACGACGCCGAAACGACCAGCAATGTCATTGGCGGCGTGACGGACGGTGTAAAGACCGGCATGCAAGCCCTGATGGATGCACAAACCAAATTTGGCTATAAGCCGCGCATCTTAGGTGCGCCGGGGCTGGACAATCTGGCCGTTGCAACAGAACTGGCATCGATCGCCGCGCAAACACGGGCATTTGGGTATGTTTCCGCTTGGGATTGCGTGGATACAGCCGCTGCCGTTGCCTATCGCGACAACTTCGGTCAACGCGAAATGATGGTGATTTGGCCCGATTTTATGACGTGGGACACCATCAACAACCAGTCCCGTGTTGCTTGGGCGACAGCCCGCGCCCTTGGCCTGCGCGCCAAGATTGATGAGGAAATCGGCTGGCACCGCACCCTGTCAAATATCCCCGTTAACGGCGTAACCGGTCTTTCCAAATCTGTGCATTGGGAATTGCAGGACCCGGCAACCGAGGCCGGTATCCTCAACGCCGCAGAGGTCACAACACTGATCAACAAGGACGGTTATCGTTTTTGGGGATCACGCACCTGCACAACCGATCCGCTGTTTGCCTTTGAAAACTATACCCGTACCGCTCAGGTCCTGGCAGACACAATGGCAGAGGCGCATATGTGGGCCGTAGACAAGCCCATGCACCCGACACTGGTGAAAGATATGGTCGAAGGGATCAATTCCAAACTGCGCAGCCTGAAAACAAACGGCTACATCTTGGGCGGGGAGTCCTGGTTTGATCCCAAATACAATTCGAAAGAGGAACTGAAAGCCGGAAAATTGTCAATTTCCTACGATTACACCCCGGTTCCGCCGGCAGAAAACATCAACCTGCGCCAGCACATCACGGACCGCTATCTGATGGATTTCGCCGCCCAGATCGCTGCCGCCTAACCCGTCCCACCCGGAACATTTAAGCAAGGATAAGTCATTATGATCCCCCAAACGATTTCAAACTTTAATCTTATCTTTGATGGGGTCGGCTTTGTCGGCCTGATCGAGGAAATGAACCTCCCCAAACTTGTGCGCAAAGTCGAAGAATACCGCAACGGCGGCATGTTCGCCCCGGCAGAACTGGACCTCGGCATGGAAGCGCTTGAAGCTGATTTCACCGTGACCGGCTACAACAAGGAAATTATTAAAAAGTACGGCGTTCAGGCCGTTGATGGTGTCCTGTGCCGTTTGCTGGCCGCCGAGACACCAGACAGCGGCGGCGCTACAGATGCAATTGAGATTGTCATGCGTGGCCGTTGGCGCGAACTGGAACTGGGTACAGTAAAAACCGGGGAGAAAAATACCACGAAAGTGACCTTCCCGATGACCTATTTTAAGTACAGCGAAAACGGCGAAGATTTGATCGAAATCGACACCGTCAACATGATTTTCAAGGTCGCTGGAAAAGACTTGCTGGAAAGCACACGCAAAGCCCTGTCCATCGCCTAATCAGCAGATTAGGCCCGCGATTAAACAAGCAACGCCCCCGACAAACAGGATTTAGATCATGTCAAAAGACCTTACAAAAACCGTTAAACTCTGCTTCCCGATCCCCTACGGCAAGGACAAGACCTTGGAAGAACTGACTTTGCGCAAACCCACTGCCGGGGAATTGCGCGGAACCAAACTGGCACGGATTTCTGAAATTGATATCGACGAATTTCTGAAAGTACTGCCCCGCATCGCACAGCCGGCTGTCACCGAAGGGCAGTTGGTGATGTTGGATCCGTCGGACCTGATGGAGTTGGCCAACGAGTTTGCGGATTTTTTCACGCGACCGACCACTGGGGGCGCAAGTACCCCGCAATCGTAATACCTGACGACATTGTCGCTGCCTGGGCCACGATAAACGAGGCTTTTGGCGGCGGCTGGATGCCCTCGGCGATGGATAACATGTCGATGGAAGAATTTGTCGAATGGTATGACGAAGCGGTCCACCGCATCAAAGAGAAAAACCGCCAGATCGAACACAGCGGGGGAGCGTAATTAAGCGTTGCCCCGTTGTGCTTTGCGGATGGTTTCAAGCCCAGTTTCAGCATGCAGCAACTGTAATTCGGCACCGCTCAAATGCTCACACTCAACGCCCATAGCATTCAAGTCTTTGCGCATAGACCGCTCTTTGATCCAGCGAAACGGCGCTGAGATCATCAAAACTGCCAGATAAAGGACCACCAAAACGGCGGCGATGAGCAGACCAAGTTCAAACATGAGTTTCCCTATATAAAACCGTCTAGGACAGTATAGCATGAAAGATTTAAAACTTAAAATAAACCTGACGGCTTTCGATAAGGTCAGCAAACCTTTCAAGGCAATTGCGAAAAATTCAGAAAACCTACGGGAAAACTTCAAATCAACCGGCGGAGAGCTGGCAAAGCTGAAAACCGCGCAAAAAGACCTGGCACAGTATAAAGGACTGCAAGGGCAGCTGGAAAAAAACAGCCAGGCGTTGGCAAAGGCACAGAAACGTGCCCAGGAATTGGGGGCAAAGTTAAAGAACACCGACAACCAGTCCAAAAAAATGGCAAAGTCTTTTGAGGTGGCACGCAACCGCGTCACCAAACTAAAGCTGGCCCAGAACGAACACATGCAGAAACTGGCCGGGGTACGTAACCGGCTGAAAGAGGCACAGGTTTCCACAAAAAACCTGTCTCTGTCGGAACGCAAACTGGGCGAGGCGATCAAAAAAACCAATGCCCGACTGGACGACCAGGCGAAGAAGCTCAACCAGGCCAAGGCGCAAGCGCAGAAGTTCCAGCGAGTTAACACGGCCTACGAAAAAAGTATGGCAACAAAATCCAATATGTCCTTTGTCGGCTTTGCGGGCGTTGAGGCAGGCCGGTGGGCAACCGATAAAGTCACATCACTGGTCAACCCCGGAATTCAGTTTGAAGAGTCCATGTCCAAGGTCGGTGCCCTTGCCCGGCTGGATACAACGTCTGAGACCTTCCAGAAACTACAAGCACAGGCCGAAACCCTAGGCGCATCTACGTCATTCTCGGCAACACAGGCCGCACAGGGCATGGGTTTCCTTGCCATGGCCGGGTTTAAGGCAAACGATATTCTCGCGGCGATGCCTTCCACACTGGCCCTTGCCAAGGCCGGGAACATGGACCTTGCCCAGACCGCCGACATTGCCTCCAACATCCTGTCCGGCTTCGGGCTTGAAGCGTCGGAAATGACCCGTGTCAGTGACGTTTTAGCCGCCGCCTTCACACGGTCCAACGTGGACCTGTCCATGCTTGGGGATTCCATGAAATATGTGGCCCCGATCGTCAAGGAACTGGGCGGTTCCATGGAAGATGCCGCCGCCATGTCCGGTCTGTTGGGCAATGTGGGTATTCAAGGATCGCAAGCTGGCACTGCCCTGCGTGCCATGTTCACCCGTATGGCCGCCCCGCCCAAAATGGCGCGCGATGCCATCCAGCAACTGGGCCTCGCAACCAAGGACGCACAAGGCAATATGCGCCCCATGGTCGATATTCTGGCCGATGTGGCCCGCAAGACCAAGGACATGGGCAACAGCGACCGTATGGGGATCTTTAAAAAGATCGCAGGCGAAGAAGCCGGCACCGCCTTTGCCCAACTGGTCAACGAAGGTGGCGCGGGTGAAATCACCAAATTTGTGGAGGTCCTGAAACAGTCTTTCGGGGAAGCACAAGCCGTATCCAAAAAGATGGGCGATAACACCGCCGGGGATCTCAAGCAGATGTCCTCGGCTTATGAAGCCTTGGCGATCTCCCTGACACAAACAAACACAGCGCCCATGCGCGAACTGATCCAACTGGGCACCAACATCCTTAAAAACGTGCGTGAATGGGTAAAGGAAAACCCTCAACTGGCCGGAACCTTGTTGAAGGTAGCCGCCGTCGGTGCCGGGCTGGTCACGGTGTTGGGGGGCTTGGCGCTTGGCGTCGCCGGGATCCTCGGCCCCTTTGCCATGATGAAATGGTCAATCTTGACATTGGGGCTTAAGGCCAAGGGGTTGGTTTCCATACTGCCTATGATTGCAAGCGGTTTCCGCATCGTCGGTGCGGCCATGGCGGCCAACCCGATCGGCTTCGCCATTGCTGCCATCGCAGGTGCCGCGACCGTGCTTTATACCTGTTGGGACCCGATCACAAAATGGTTTGCGGACTTCTGGGAAAGTTTGCCGAACATGATTAAAGGCGCGATTTCGTGGCTAACAAAGGCAATCGGCCCGATCGGCTGGCTGGCGGATAAAGTCGCCGGTTTCTTCAGTGGTGAAGACGGCGAGACAACCCCAGCCAAAAAGATACAGGCCAAACCGATCAAGAAGGTAGCCGCCGCATCCGTGGTGGCAACCACCGCCGCCACACAACCCGCCATCGCAACCCAACCGGTCCAGTCCTTCACCGCACCGATCCAGACTGAACAGGTGACACAGACAGTTGAAATCAACATCCACGCCGCGCCCGGCATGGACGCCAACCAGGTCGCCCAGGCTGTTCGGCGAGAACTGGAACAAATCGAACGCGAACGCAAGCGCCGCACACAGACCAGACTTTTTGACTAAGGACCACCACCATGTACACACAAATGTCCCTCGGCCTTTTCGTTTTTTCCCTGAAAACCGCCCCGTTTGACAAACTCAACCGGCACACCGGCTTTCGTTGGGTGCAGAACAACCGATCCGGCACCGGGGCGGCGGCACAATATTTGGGGCCCGGTGACGATGTCATTACACTCAAGGGACAATTGGCCCCGGAAATCAGTGGCGGGGAAGTCAATCTCGACCGACTGCACGACATGGCCGCAATCGGCAAGGCATGGCCGCTGGTCACAGGCCGGGGCAAGCCGTTGGGCTATTGGTATATCGAGGATATCAGCACAGATAAAAGCTATTTCACCGACGACGGGCAAGCCCGCCTGATCGATTTTTCCCTGAAATTGAAAAAGAACTTCAATTCAGACCTGAGCCAACTGGGGGACCTGAAAATCTCCTTTGACAAACAGGAGGCCGCACAATGATCCCCACATTTCAAATTACCGCCAACAGTCTGGATATCACAGACACCATCAAGGATCATTTCATCAACCTGCGCCTGACCGACAAGCGCAGCCTGGAGGCCGACACGCTAGATATTGTTCTGGATGATACAGGCGGCAAGATCGCGCGCCCGCCCCGAGGGGCTGAACTGCGTCTATGGTTGGGCTTTCGGGGGCATAGTCTGCACGACAAAGGCACATTCGTTGTTGATGCCACCCCGTCGTCCGGTCCGCCCGATATCATGACCATTCAGGCCAGTTCCGCAAACATGCGCCAGAATTTGAAGATTGAGCGCGATTTATCTTATGACTTCATGTCTGTCGGCTGGATCGTGGAAAAAATCGCCAAGGACAACGGCCTTATCCCGGCGATTGAGGAAAACTTTTACCTGGAAACGATCGAGCAACTGGATCAAACTGGGGAATCAGACGCAAACCTAATTACCCGGTTGGCCAAACAGTTCGATGCCGTCGCCACCATCAAGGCCGGGCACCTGTTGTTTGTGCCCGTGGGCTACAGAAAAACGGTCAAAGGCCTGCAACTGCCGACCCTGAGCATTGCGCGCAGCGAGGGGGACCGCTTCACCTTTGAAATCAGTGACCGGGAATCCCGATACAGCGGGGTCAAAGCCAAATGGCACGACCATGACAACGCCGTCACCCGTACCGTACTGGTTGGGGAAGGCGACAACGCCCGCACTCTCAAAGAAACCTACCCCAACGCCAACGAGGCCCGCACCAATGCCCAGTCGGAATGGAACCGCATTCGCCGCGCCAAGCATAAATTTTCATTGAACACAGCCAACGCCCGCCTGGACCTTGCCCCCAACCACCCGGTTTCCCTGACCGGCTGGCGCAAGGATATTACAGCCATCAAATGGATATGCAGCGAGGTTGTGCATAACCTAAGCGCCGAGGGGGGCTTACTCAGTGATATCGCTCTGGAAGAGGCAGAACAAGTGCAGGCGGAGGTTTAGAACCATAGGCTTACGAAACGCTTGTATGGAACTCATTCCAAACATTCCAAGCACGCTTTGTCAGTTCGTCATAATTACCGTCAAACCCCTCCGGCGGCGCTGTTACTGGAACAAGCAATTCGGCGGTTTCATCCGGTGTATATTCCACCGCCCATTTAAGCCGGGGATATCGGGTATGTTCAATCCAGTGCCGAGCGTCTTTTACATCGGTATTGATCGTGAACTCTGGCACTCCGGCATGCATTTCTGACAAAATAAGAGCCTTCATTTGAGGCAATGGGCGTTTACCAAGTTCATATTGCCGCCAACGGGCACTATCTGGCTTTCCACCTGTCAGTTCTGCGATTTTAGCTTGAGAAAGGCCCAGACTAATCCGGGCCTCTTTAATTTCCGAGGGTGTCATTATTCAGCCTTAAGGTCGAGCTTTTGGCAGAGGGTTTCTTCGTCCATGACTTCATGGCGTTTCATAAAAACCTTCTCGCCTGTGATTTTGTAATAGAAAGGCGCAACCTTTGTTGGTTGTGCAGTCTGCGCAAACCATGCACCATCCTGACAATTGATATAAGCGGCGATTTCACCGTTGATTTTCAAGTGATGTTGATTGCGAGAGATATTTACAATTTGAGCAGTCATTTTGATAATCCTTGTAAGGCGGCCTCCGATGGGCCTTTGTTGGCTTGATGATTTTAATATAGTGCCAAACGGCCCTATTGTCAATCACTAAAACACATTTTTTAAATTTTAAATCAGCAAGTTTTTCAGTGCCTTACCAAGTTGTAGGCTTACAAAAGGCGCTATAGAACAGCCTTTCATTTCTTCTGGCAACGCCTTTTTAATCAACTGTCTTTGTTCATGGCGTTGCTTAGCTCGTTCATCAGTGCCATAAAAGTAGGCTGCACAATATCTGACGCGGTGAAGGACTAGTTCCAACATTGGAGCGATGCCATGGCCTCAACCCTGCAGTGAGGAGTTATCAATAATTGGGCATGCAGATAAATCTTTTGCAAAATAGTAATCTGTACTGGATTCAACAGCCCATCTATTGATTTTAGCAACATCTTGAGAGCCAATAATCATGTTATCGCACGCAAAAATCAAACAAATATTAGGAGACAAAGGAAGAATACCTTTATTAAAGTTATCCGGTACAATAAATTCATTATTTGAACGAATAATACCCCAGTTTCCTTCTGAGAATCTTTTTTTAAGATCAAACAATCGAAGTTGAAGTTGTACGCCAACTAAATCCCGTCCTGGGACCATACCTCCTTCTTTGATATATCCTATATGATTTTTCTCTAGTTGCTCTTGTTCATTTTTTGAAAGTTTAGGCTCTTCGTCTAAAATGCCATGCAGTTTTTGATCTGATATAGGATTTTTTTTATAAAAGTGTCTTAAATTCCAGATACAAAACATCTCTGTTATTTCATTTTGATGTTCAGGAGAGAGCGTTTGAATATCTTCAGTGATGATTTTCTTCGATAAACATTCATATTTGTCTTCTATGCTTTTCATGTAACCTGCTTCAGCCCGTTGATCCCAAACGCGCATCACACAAAAGACAACATCTTTAGGGGTTTTTTGATTAACTAAACCTGTCTGTTTATCGTGGAACGAAACTCTACCTTCTGTATTGCAAAATCTCTTTATACAAAATTGTGGGAAGACATGCTGCTTAACAGTCAGCTGATAAGGGTTTCGTTTTTGGGGTTTTTCATACTGCATGAATAGTCTTTCTTAAACATCGGCTTATTTAACTCAATTCATCCCGCATCCGGTACAACGCCGTCATCTACGAGGTCGTGAAATTCTTCCTCCCGCATTATCCAGATCCCGGCAGCTTGGGCCTTTTCTATCTTTTTCGGGCCGGCATTGGGGCCGCAGCACAGGTATTCCAGGTCTTTGGTCACACTTTTACGCACCAAAAAATTTCCGGCGTTGGCTTTTTCACCCAGCAGGGCCTTTAAATTGGATGAAAACCCTGTAAAGCAGATTGTTCCATTGTTCGGCGTCGGATCACTTGGTTTGGATTGAACAGGAATATAGGCAAAACTCACTGATGTACCCGTGTCCTGACAAAGGCTCACAATTCTATCTTTGCGAAATGTCAGATATTTGTTTTGCTCCAGATCGATCGCACTAAATAAAGCCCCTTGGCTCTTTAACACTTTAATCCTGCGTTTGGATATCTGCCCCTTTGCGTTGCGATATTCCAAGAACAATTCTTCATCTAAAGAGACATCACCGTCTGTGATTTCTTCAATCATGCACACCCCCTAATTCCGAGATATGCAAAATCAACACGCATAGCGAGTTTTGCAAGTCAAAAAATAAGCCCCCGACTTGGCGAGGGCTGTGGGTATTGGCAGTTTTACAGGGCTTTGACGACCCAACGCACCACCCCGATAATATTAAGTTTTTCCACTTTATCCGGGTCCAGCACCTGATTTTCATAACGATCATTGTCTGAAATGATGATCACACCCTCGGGGCGTCTCTGGATTCGCTTTACAACCAGTGCGTCCCCCCACTGCATGGCGTACAGGGCATTATCCAGAATTTTGGTGACGGACAGGTCAATAAAAAGGGTATCATCATTGCCCAGTGTCGGGGCCATGGAATCCCCGAATGCCTTGGCAATTGCCAGATTTTTTGGGTTCAGATCCCCCATGACCTCGGTAATCGATCGCCGGTCCATCGGAACATAACCTGCAATGTTTTCTGGCGCAAACCAGTTTCCCGGTTCGCCGTCTAGAAATTGTGCCAAGCGGGGCACATCAACAGTTTGCGCATCGCCTTCCAAACAGGGTGCATGTCCAAACGCAATTTCGTCCAGGCTGGTGTTAGTCACAAGTGAAAGCCGCGCCATTGCCTTGAAAGATGGGTCGCGCGCGCCATTCCCCCAATCCTGAAAAGTGGACTTGGAGCAACCAACCGCATCCGCCGCCGCTTGGCGGTTTTGAAACTTTTTTTCAAGCTCACGTATTCGTTTTCCGGTTTCTTCTAAAAAAATCTTGTCGTCGAAGTCATCCGGATCGCCAAGGATTTCTGCCATATTTACCCCCGTAAAGTAGCAAAGGAATTGTTTACAACTCTGATATGGAGGCTATAGAGCTTGATTTTCAGTTCTTGCGGACTTATAAACAGGTTCGTACAACTTTTTGAACATAAAAAAACACTCTTGAACAAAAGCCGACCCCCTACAGGTCGGCGATGGGAACAGGGTACAACAAAAATGACGCGCGACAAATCGGCAAAACAGATATTGGCCCTGCTGGATGCCAATAATATCAAATCGTTCAGTCAGATTGACAGGTTACATAACCTCAGACCGGGCACCGCCAGTAATGCGGCCCGTTTCCCCGTCAAGGCGGGGGAATTGGCAATTGCATCAGCACTGGGCACCCCGGCGGCGGAGATTTGGCCGTCCCGATACCATGCAACAACAGGTAAGCGTCTCTCCCCGCAACCCGCCGGGAACTACCCTTCCATGCAAAATACCGCAGCCTGACGAACGCGAGGACGTGCCATGTCAACCAAGCCCACGACCTATAAGGTCCCGCGCACCCGGTGTCCGCACTGCGACACCCTGTGTAAAAACGTCAAGTCCCGGCAGATAACCGAGACTTACCGCGAAATCACCTTCGTTTGCGAAAACAAAAAATGCGGCTGCATCTTCCTGGTCAGCATGGAGGTTGTGCGCATGATCTACCCCTCCAACGTACCGCGTCCGGGCTTGAATATCCCCTGGCCGAACTGGGGCCAGACACCGCAACCCACTTCCTGAACACATCCGACGAAAGTTTTAAAACCATGTTGACACCCTGCACGAGTTCTGGTTATCTTGCAGATGTTGCAGCAAATTCTGCACACGGGATTGGCGTCCCGTTTAGTCTAAGGCGTTCGAACCACGCCAAGCATTTGATGCGTGGTTTTTCTATGGGTTCGGGCGCGGGAGAGAACCTTCGGGTTCGCCGTTTCCTTAGACGCGGTAACGCCAATCTCTTGCGTCCGGCCCGCCCGATTGGCGTCGAGCGAGCTGGACTGGATCAAAACAGTCTAAGGAGTCTCGCTATGGGCAAACAACACCCGCAGTCTATCCGCCTTGTCACTGCCGATCTTTGGCATGAACTTGACGATCTGACCTTTACAATCGCGCAACTCGCCGCCAGCCTGCCGTCCACGTTGGAAGAACTGGACCGCTACACCCCCACAGATCAACGCCGCCTGATTGCCAAAAAGGCACAGATCGAAAACACCATCGCATTCTTGCGCCAAAAACTCACCGACATGCCCAAAGCCAACGGCGGTGCGTGATGTCACAGGTGAAACAGCGTTACTTCCACACACAGTTTGAAGTAGACGGCAGTGTTTGCGTCTATGTCGGGCATGAGCCTTTTTGCATCGTTCCCACCGAGGCCCTGGGCGACCGCCTTGCCGATGTGCTGAACGAGATTGTGGACCACAACGTCCAGAACCTGACGGCGGACAAAGTCTTTATTGGTCTGGACCCCAGCCAAGGCCCTGACATGGGGGCCATCGTCAGTTGGCGCACGAACGACGGCAAACTGATTTTCAACGACATCGCCACGACCATCGGCATACAAGACCAGGGATAAGAATAAGATGGGGGTATTACGCCAGGACGTGCGCGAAGAGGTAATCGGCCTTTTAAAACAGCGCTTTCAATTCAAAGAGCGGGGGGATTGGTTCCGCCAAGGAACATGCCCGGATTGTGGCAAGAAAGAACTGTACGCCCATGCCACCGACCCATGGTCGGTAATATGTGGCCGTCTGAATAAGTGCGCCTATGAAAGCGACGTTAAAAGCCTGTTCCCCGAAGCGTTTGAGAATTTCAACAAACGTTTCCCTGCCAATGACGACGATCCCAACGCCACCGCCGATGCCTACATGCATCATGCGCGTGGTTTCCCGATCAAGGAAATCAAGGGCTGGTACCGACAGGGGAAGTACTGGAACCCAAACGCTGAGAGCAGCCGCCAAGGGACCGCCACCGTCCTGTTTGACATCGACAAGGAAAACGGCATCGCCATGGAACGGTTTATCGAAACCGTGACCGTGATTGATCCCAGGGATGGTTCTAAAGACGTGCGCCGAGCCAACTTTATCGGTAGTCACCGTGGCCTGTGGTGGGTACCACCGGGGCTTGAAATCAAGAAGCATTCCGAAATCTGGATTGTCGAAGGCATCATCGACGCGATCGCGTTGAACCTGTCCGGTATCAAGGCCGTGGCGATTTTGTCCGCCGGAAACTTCCCGGCAAAAATGCTGGAAAAACTTGATAAATCCGTCAAGCTGGTCTGGGCATTGGACGACGACAAGGCAGGCCGCAGCTACACCAAACGCCACCACAAACGCGCCGTGGAAATGGGTTTTGAAAGTTCCGCCGCCATTCTGCACACCAACAGCAAAGACAAGGTTGACTGGAACGACGCCTATCAACGCGGCTGGCTGAATGCCAAAAACGGCGAGGTAAAAGGTCCGCGCGATCGAAATATTAAGAATTACCGCTATCACGGCGAACAATTGCTGGCCCCGTCCCCCTTTGAAAAAGGCATCTCGACGTGGCGCTATCTATGCAAAAACGAATTTGCCCTGACCTTTAACAAAAAGGTCTACTGGTTTAACCTGGACGTTGACAAATTCACCAAGGAAATCAACAACGACGAAGGATCGGGCACAGAACAAGAAAGACGTGAACGTGCGGCGCGCAATTCCGGCGCTGTCTTTGAGATTTCCAACTGTCACTTTCAGTTTTTATACTTCCTGAAATCCGAACATACAGACGAAAGCTGGTATTACGCCAAGGTTGATTTCCCCCATGGCCGCCACATCATTAAAAACACCTTCACCGGTGCCCAGGTCGCCAGTGCGTCTGAATTTAAAAAACGCCTGTTATCGATCGCACCCGGGGCCTTGTTCCAGGGGAACGGGAAACAACTGGATTGGATTGTCCGCCGGCACCTGACCGATATTAAAATCGTCCAGACCGTGGATTTCATCGGCTACGCCAAGGAACACGGGGCCTATATCTTCAACGATATCGCCATCAAGGATGGGCAGGTTTACAAAATCAACGAAGAAGACTTTTTCGAAGTCGGCAAGCTGTCTATCAAATCCTTGCTGGAATCTCTGGTCTTTGAAATTGGCGAGAAAAAACACTATAGCGAAAAATGGAAAGATCACGTTTGGAACGCCTACCGTGAAAAAGGCATGGTTGCCGTTGCCTTCTTTATCGGGACCTTGTTTGCAGAACAGATCCGGGCACGACACAAAAGCTTTCCTTTCCTGGAAATTGTCGGGGAACCCGGGACCGGTAAATCCACCCTGATTGAATTTGCATGGAAACTGTTGGGCCGCGACGATTACGAAGGTTTTGACCCCAACAAATCCACAAACGCAGGGCGCGCGCGGAATTTCTCCCAAGTTGCCAATATGCCGGTTTGCCTGATTGAGTCTGATCGCGAAGACAGCGCCAAGGCCAAACAGTTTGATTGGGATGAACTAAAGACCGCCTACAACGGGCGCGCCAGTCGGTCACGCGGGGTAAAAAATGCCGGACACGACACAAGTGAAAGCCCCTTTCGCGGGTCCATCCTGATTTCGCAAAATGCTGCCGTTGATGCCTCCCAAGCCATTATGGAACGGATTTGCGCTTTGGACTTCAAGGTTGCCGAACAAAGCCCGGAAACCAAGATTGCCGCCGATGCCCTCGCAACCTTGCCGGTTGAGCAACTGAGCTACTTTCTGATCAAGGTTTGTACGCAGGAAAAAGCGGTTTTGGATATTTTCAACAAAAAGGCGATTGAATACGAACAGCAAATCTTTGCCTTGCCGGATATCAAGCTTTACCGGATCGCCAAAAACTATGGACAACTACGGGCCTTGGTCGATGCCATGGCCATGTTGATCGACCTGAACCCGGAACAAAAACAAATAATCCACCAATACCTGACCGACGCCGCTGTGGAACGTCAACATGCCATCGGGGCAGACCCCAAGGAACTGAACGAGTTCTGGGAGGCGTTTGACTACATGACCACAATCGACAAAACGTTGAACCATGCGCGCAATGAGGACCCGGACCGCCCGACAGAAATCTATCTGAACCCCAACCAGGTACAGAAACGCGCATTCGAACTGCACCAGAATATCCCGCCCATGAACGAGTTAAAGAAAATGCTCAAGGACGGGAAAAGGTGGAAATTCATCACCATCAAGGCCGTGAACTCGCCACACCAAAGACTAAACGGCGATGTCTGGACCTTGAAATGTTGGTGTTTCGCAAGAAACCCCGACTAAACCAAGAACGGCCTGCCGAGCCCTGAGAAAGCTTTACCGGCAGACCGTTCCAACCCTTTAAGAAAAGGAAATGCACTATGGCTAAAAAACAAACGGGTAACAAGACAAACCACCACAACCCCACATCGGGACGTGGCGAAGGCCCCAATCCGATCGACATCCACGTCGGTAAACGCCTGACCGAATTACGCACCCTGCGCGGCCTGACACAAGGCCAGCTTGGCGTGGCAATCGGCGTCAGCTTTCAACAAATCCAGAAATATGAACGCGGCGCGAACCGCGTATCGGCCAGCAAGTTGTACCAAATCGCCAAGACCATGGGCGTGGCAGTCGGATACTTCTTTGAAGATATGCCCGACATTATTACCCAGACCGACAGTCTGGCCGACGTTGACGTGGTGGCCCTGGGCGAGTGCTACGACGAAATGCACCGTCGCCAGCAACTGGAACTAAACCGCCTGTTTTCAAAGGCGAAGGACCGCAAATTGCGCAAAAAGTTCCTGGACTTGGCCGCTGCCCTTTTCAACACGGATAGCGAGATTGCGGCCTAATCGCCGCTGACTGGATCGGAACGGCACCGGCACTTTTCGCAGGTTTAAAAAGCGAACAGCGTCGAAGACACACCGCCGCCGGTGTCGTTCCGGTATCACTCTTGAATAAAGGTTATCACCATGTCTGATAATGCTGACATTGACCAAAACGTCGCACTGGCCTGCGATCTTTTGAAAGCCCGCGCCGCCATAGGACTGGAAAGATACGGGTGCCCGACCACGGATATCGAACAGCTTGATGAAATCCAGCATGCTCTGGAAGAAGCCAACGACCTGTTTGTCTATCTGATCCAGACACAACGCGCCATGCAGATGCTGGTCGCAGACAAACGCAACATGATCAAGGCAATTCATTGGTTTATGGATAATGCCGAAATTATCAAGCCTCTGCCTGACCATGTGAAAGACACACTGGCCCTCATTGAACGCGACCGTGCAAACGTTCAAGGGGGTGCCAAATGATCCCCGGACTGACCCCGCGCGTAAATATTCAGGCTGAAATCGCTGCCCATTTGGATACAGCAGTCCAAAGACGTCCGCGCCCGATCCCCAATGTGCGCAACGCGATTGAACTGGCCCAGATCCCCTGGTTATTCCAGGAGGTCGCCTGGAACTTCAAAACCGGGTTGGAAGACGCTGGCGAGGCGGGCAACTGGCAACATCAAAAGGCCAGCCTGCTTGTGCCCGCATTTCAATCCATCGCCGAAGAACCGACAGACGGATGTTATATCCCCGACAGCTATATCAAGCGCGTTAATCGGTGCATTGATATCGTCATTCTGCCTTTCAGCCAGCGGCGTGTAACCGGTGTCTTTATGGTCAAGTCCATGCTGGATTTGCTGGTTGAAGACGGATGCCTCGACCCGATCCCCGCAAACAGTGACTTTGAACAAGCCTACATCCACCTGGTCAGTATCATGACCGCCACCGATGTGGACCAAGGGCTTGTGGACAACGCCGATATCTGGAACGCCGCAACCAAACAGGCCAAGAAAACCATTCGGGAGCTACGCCGCCGGGAAAACCTGTACAACCTGCCGCCGGGCAAGACCTCGGCCTGCGATGTGAAGGGACTGTCCAATGGCTAATATGTCCTTTTTCTTCACACAGGAACAATTTCGCAACCGTACGAAAACCGTGACCCGGCGCTTTGCCTGGGACCGGCTCAAAGTTGGGCAAGTTCTACAGGCCGTTGAAAAATCGCAGGGCCTGAAAAAAGGGGAAACAGTCAAGGCCCTTGGCAAGATACGCATCGTGTCCATCACTCAGGAACGCACAGACGCCATCTTGCACCGCCCGGATTCACTGGCCGAGGTCGCCCGCGAAGGCTTCCCCGACATGACACCGCAGGAATTCGTCACCTTCCTGTGTAAAGGCAACAAGAAAACCGCCCGCGACATCGTCAACCGCATCGAATTTGAATATGTGGACGACGACCAGCCGGGCACCTCAAACCCATGACAGAATTCCTCGCCGTCCTGTTCTACGCCTTGGCGCTAACACCCTCGATCGCCATCGCCCTAAAACCCGACCCACAGGACGGCGAGGAAACCAAGGAGAAAGAAACATGACAGAGGAACCTATGAGCCATGAAACCAAGAATTCACCTTGGGACGACAGGTTTACTTGCCCGGGCTGCTACAGCGATTTCGACACCATACAGGAAGGCACTCACACCTGCCCTGAATGCGACCGGGATGTCGAATGCGAAATCGAACACGCGCCCGTCTATGTGGCGCGGATCATGGAATAGGAGAGGCTGGAAAATGCAAATCACAATGGAAGAATACGGGCAATCACTCGAAAGTCTCATCTCTTTAGCACAAGGCAACAGCGTTGCATCCAAGGCTGCGGCACAGGTTGTTTTGTCCATTTACAACGGCTTCAACTGGCATGTTGACCTGACCGACCTTTGCGAACTCGACGGCAATTATTTTCAAGATGCAATCGCCGTAATCCGTGGTCGCGTCCAATTGCACACCGAACCACAGCACATGATTGGTGATGGCTCACAGGTCTTTGGACGCCTTTGCCGCAAGTGGGGTGGTGAACTCCGTACAGATACCCGTTACCAGCACTATGCACGTCTTTAAAGGAGATTATTCAATGTCGTTTATCAAAGAAGATAATTTGCGCCACGTCTTGCCTTTGGCGAACCACCAACGTTGGCTGGCAACTCAAGCTGAACCTTTCAATGGCAATGATGATCACGGATGGTTAGCAGCCTGTGAATTGATCGAACGAGAGTTACGAAAAATTGATAATCGGGAAGTCGTCATTACTGTCGATGGTGAAGAATTCGAACGCATGATTTGCTCTTTGGACGGTGCATATGAGCAAAGAAACGTCCGTTTAAAAGGTGGAAAAACACCGGAGGGGAAGCCCTATGAAATGCAAATCATAATCACAGTGAACGAAGATGATTTCATCAAGAAACCGTCAGAGCAAACGTAAGGATTAAAAATATGACAAAAACTTCAATGGACTTTTCAGAGGCCATGGCACGTTTCGATAATATAATTCATGTGGCATCGGCTGTGGCAAACGGTTGCGCATTCCCTCGCTCGTTTGAAGATTTCTGTGAAATGGAACTGCCGGACAACGACGATGCAGACCTGCTTCAAGACCTGCCGGTGCTTAAAGTCTTGTTGTCAGAATGGGATGGCGAAATTCCATGCGCAGAAGACGTTTGCAACGCCATTCAAGACGTAGGCGGCTATCTGGTGCAGTTTGCAACACCTGTTCGTAAACACCATTCAGAGACTGGTTGCAGCTATAGCTGGGGCTATTACTCAACTGAATGGCGTTGGTTCAAAACGATGGAAGAGGCCGAAGCAGGCTTGTTGCAATGGGTTGAAGTCAAGGAATTGAAAGCCCTCGAAAAGCTCCGCGCATCCCAAGAGAAATAACAAGACGCAACAGTAAGGAGAATTCAGAGGTGAAAACAGTGTCTTGGGAACAAGCTAAACAGATCGGCTCTGCACTTGCCGCTCAGTGGCAACCAATTGAGACCGCCCCAAAGGATAAAATGGTTCTGTGTTATTGGGAGGATGGCTCGTTTAGCGTGTCAAAATACTACCACGCAAAAGAATGTTGGGCCTATCGAATGGACGATGTTCGGTTATTCCCCACTCACTGGATGCCACTGCCACCCAAACCAAAAACCGCCGATTAGAACGTAAGGATTTTGGGCCGATCGGAACAGAGAGGAACCATGACTGCATATTATAACGAATTTGATAAAGACGCGGCGGCTTGGCTTCGAGTTCTGATCGATCGCGGATTAATCGCCCCGGGCGTAGTTGATGAAAGAGATATTCAAGATGTTAGACCAGACGAAATCAGAGGCTTCACACAATGCCATTTCTTTGCCGGCATTGGAGGATGGCCCCTTGCTCTTCGTAACGCGGGATGGCCCGATGACCGACCAATCTGGACAGGTAGTTGTCCCTGCCAGCCTTTCAGCCAGGTCGGCAATGGCGATGGAGCTAACGACGAAAGGCACCTATGGCCCGCGTTCCGTTGGCTCATCATGCAGTGCCGCCCTCCAGTCGTTGCTGGAGAGCAAGTTGCAAGTAAGGATGGGCGGGAATGGGCTTCCGATGTACAAACTGACTTGGAAAACATGGCCTACCGCCCGGCGTGTGCCGATCTCTGCTCTGCGGGCATCGGTGCACCGCAAATCCGTCAACGCCTTTATTGGGTGGCCGACACCCAGACACAACGACCCGGAGAAACGCGGGGATTTCGACCCCACAAACCCGAGAAACGGCTTGCCGGCAGCGGCGAAACTCGCGGGATGGCCCACAGTTCTGGCGACCAGTTGCAATACTGCATCACACAGCAAGAACAAGCAGGGGGGGCTGAACCTTCAGATGACAGCCCAATTAGCTGGTTGGGCTACACCTACGGTCCGGGACCACAAGGATGTGGGGGACCTGTCGAAAAGTCTGTTCAGGAAATGCGGAAAGATGAGGAACGACTTATTAGCGTTTCAGGCGTACCTGTGTACTGCGCAGACGGAAAGGTCCGGTTCATTGAACCCAGCATTAGCCCGATGGCTGATGGGATACCCGCCCGAGTGGTGCGATTGCGCGGTTACGGCAACGCGATCGATCCCCGCGTAGCCGCTGAATTCATTGCATCTTACATGGATGCAACAGAGCAATCGTAAGGAGATTAAACCAAATGGCTTTACCTGGAAGTGAAATTAAAAAAGCTAAGGATTGCCTGAACGTTATTGACCATCAACTCAATATCTTCCCGATGATGGACCGTACATATGCATCAGCAGAACATGAAGAAGCTTTCGAAGACCTTCAAGACGCTGTTGCCCGCATGAAATCGATAATCAACTCGTAAGGAAAACGACATGAGCAAACAGACAATTACCGTTGAAGTGGTCCACGAAGTCAAAGTGACCGTTGATCCCTCTAAGTTCACACAAGAGTTTTGCAGCGGTTTCAATAACAGCATTTTCTATGCTGGTGAAGCCGACGAAGACTTAAACGAAGTTCTGGAAGAACACGCCAAACACCTCGCCCAACTGTATGCCCGCAGCATCATCTATGACCTTCACCCTGAACAAGCCAAGCAATTCATTGAGGGCTATGGCCCTTTAGGTGAGATGGACATCTCCATTGAAGGCGAAGTGACTGAAATTAACACCACTGATTTCGGCCTGAATACACAAGCCGCTGAGTAAGGATTTTGAACCAATGGCCCTTGTTAATTTAAGCAAAGCAGAAATTGACGTTCTGATCGACTGCATCTGCGAAGTTCGCGGGCAACTTGAAAACGGGGTTGAATGCGAAGATTTCAGAAAGCTTGCCGAAGACACTGGGCCTGTCGAGGACAAGCTAATTGCAGCAAAGCACCAGAAACGCGCAAAGAAAACGTAAAGGATCGACGATATGTCAGAACAGAAATTTCACGCTAGCGTTTTCGCGGTATTCGAAGATAAGGAAGAGCGCAACACTTGGTTAAAAGAACATGGCGTTGACCAAAACATCATCAACGGTGGACCTGTTTATTCCCATTCTCCTGACAATGAGGGCAAGTTTCGTGATGAATGCCGGGAGCTTCGTTGGTTGCTCAGTCAAATGCGTGACCTCATTAAAGACCACCCCGATTTCCAAAAACAGAAGTTTGACCAATTAGGGGTGGCTGTAAACAACGCCCTGAAAGAACAACCCCAACCGTAAGGATTTTAAGCATGTTTCGCTTTTATAAAAATTGGCCTGTTCACAACCTCATAGGGCACCCTCTCTATGAGATCGTTGGCTGGTTAAATACTGATTTAGCACAGAAAATCCACGATGCAACCTGCCCCGATATACATCCGAGAACGTAACCCTTAACCACTGTTCAATAATAACAGGATAAGCCCCATGCCTATATCAAAAGAGAAGATGGAAAAATATCCGGGTGGCTCAATCCGTTCTAAAGAATGGAAAGCCATAAGAGCTAAAATACTCGATCGCGCCAAGCATAAATGTGAACGGTGCAAAGTAGCCAATTATGAACGTGTTTTACGGCCTGATGCCCACAACACCTATATCATGGTTGATACTGGCATGACATTTGATGCCGATACGGGGGAATTGCTGAGATATACACGAGGCAGTGAAATGCCCTTCGGGCGTTTTGTCGATATTGTGCTGACGATTGCACATGTGGACCAGGACCCGACGAACAACGATCCATTGAATTTGTTGGCCTTGTGCCAGCAATGCCACAATCGGTTGGATGCCCCCTTTCGCAAACTCAATGCCGCGCGCACCCGGCATGACAGAAAAGCTATCCGAGATTTCTTTGATGCGGAGGCAGTAAAATGAAGCAACATTGTTGTATCTGCCGAGCCAAATTCACGGCCAAGCGTATCGATAAGATCACCTGTTCTGACCGGTGCCGACAAGTCTTGTCACGTTTAGTGCGTAAGTGTGACAAAGAGATGCCGCAAAAACAGTACAATATTATCTATGCGGATCCGGCACTGCCCCAAATCACATATTCTGACAAAGGGGAACTGAGAACTCCACAAGCCAAATACCCGACCGTTGGAATTGAAGGTCTAAAGAAATTTCCATTTAGCCGGCTGGCCGCAGATGATTGTTGGCTGTTTATGTGGGTATACGGTCCATGGGCCGACAAAATCAATGAACTGGTCACGGCCATGGGGTTCGAAGTGACCTCGAAAGAGGGATTTATTTGGGTTAAAACGACCAAGGACGGTACGCGCCCGGCTATGGGCCTAGGCTATACAACTCGTAAAAGCGCTGAAACGATGCTGATCGCCCGGCGGGGCAAACCTATACGTTTCAGTAAAGGGGTAAATCAAACATGGTTTCATCCAAGGATGCAGCACAGCGAGAAACCTGGATTGTTTAGAAACCTAATTGTCAAATATGCCGGTGACCTCCCCAGAATCGAACTATTTTCCCGTCACAACATTGACGGATGGGACGCCTGGGGGAATCAGATTGGGAAACTGGACCGGGAGGAAAATCAAAATGTTGAATAAACGGCCCTTTACCCCAAAGGAGTTGGCCAAACGTTGGCAATGTTCAGAAAAACATATTCGAGAATTGGCACGAGATGGTGAACTTCCTTGTTTTAAAGTTGGCACTATGTATAGGTTTAACGCTTATGATGTTGAGGCTTTCGAATGCAAATCAAACTCTATAGAGGGAAATACTACGCAGTTTGGCGAGAATCCGGCGAAACAAAACGTGTCTCGCTCAGAACAGAAGATCGTGACATTGCCAAACAGCGGCTTGAGGATTTAAAACTCAGGCCTGTTGCTGAAACGATAGGGCAAATCATTGATGCGTATCTCGACGATAAAAAATCTTTAGCGAGTTATCCCAGTATGGTGGAAGCTTGGAAGAATCTGAAACCTCATTTTGCACACTTGCGCCCGGATCAAATCACCCGGCTGATATGCCGTTCCTATACAGAAGCCCGACGCCGCAAAAAAATCAAAGATGGTACGATCATTAAAGAATTGGGGGTCGTTCGTGCTGGTATAAACTGGTACACCCCGAATTCACCAGCTCAATTTGAAATGCCACCACAGCCAGCACCAAAAGATAGATACTTAACACGTAAAGAATACGCAGACCTTCTGGAAGGGTGCGCAACACCCCATATCCGGCTTTATGTAATATTGGCTTTATCAACAGCAGGACGACAGTCTGCTATTTTGCAACTTACTTGGGACCGTGTTGATTTTGATCGTGGTATCATTCAGCTTTCTATTCCAGACGAACATGGAAGGCGAAAAGGCCGTGCAACGGTCCCTATGACCAAAGGGGCTCGATCAGCGTTGGAAGAAGCCAAGAAAGCAGCTTTAACTGACTATGTGGTTGAATACAGCGAAAAACCGGTGAAGACCATCAAGAAAGCATTCGGGCGTGCATGTGATAGAGCCAAGCTTAAAAACGTGACACCTCACACGCTACGCCATACCGCAGCCGTTTGGATGGCTGAAGCGGGCACACCCATGACACAGATCGCACAGTTTCTTGGACATACCAACAGTCAGATCACAGAGAAGGTATATGCCAAGTATAGTCCTGAATATTTGCAGGGCGCTGCATCGGCCTTGGAGATATAG